CTTGGTGTTGACCTCAATGGTCAGACCCAAGTTCTCCTGCAGATAGCGACGAACCATAGGCTCGTTCAGTGCGGCCTGGCCGTTGGACAGAACGAAGTTGCTCTTGATGATGGCATCATTCTTCAGGAAGTAGTTGAAAGTGGCACGATCACAGATGGCACGAGTAGGACGAACACCAGTCTCGTCCTCGATCAGATCCTGCCAGGTCTTGATATCACCCATGATGTCGGCAGCAGGATTGGACCAAGGAGTAGTGGTCTGAACCTTGTGTGTGCTGGGAATGCCATAGTCGTAATTGTAGTCCTGGCCATTGGCACTGATAGCAATCAGACCAGTGGTCAGCAGCTGCATACGCATGCGCTCACGCTGAGCACGAGCACCTTCCAGCAGTCGAGTCTCGTCGTCGAAAACATTGTTCATGACCGAATCCACATAGGCAGGATTGTTGGTCTCCAGAACCATGTTCAGTTCCTGACGAGTCTCTTCATCGATCAGGACACCTTCTTTGAAGAATGGCATGTTGGTCGAAACAGTGCTGAAGCCGATGCGGTCACGGATCTTGACCTTGGCATCATAGGCACTGGGATTCAGCACGACGGGAAGACCCTTGGAACCCTTGA